ATGATTATTAGTGAAGATGATGCCATATGGGCTGCTGATAAATTTATTGATTACTTTAAAAATTTTGTTTCGATTGAAGATTATCTTAGATATGTAAAAAAAGAATTAGTTTGTCAATCTAATCAATTAACTCCTTTGAAGGATTACTTCTTTAATGAAGATATTCCTCCAGAGGAGATGGAGTTTGATATTAAGTTTATAGGTCAAAGATTTAGTAATTCTCTTCCTCAAGAACACTATAAGAATTTGTTAGCAGCAGTATCCTCTCACAATAATGAGAGTAATATTCCTGGTAGAGAACTACGTTGGATGATATTTGAAAAAAGAACACAGCAAGTTGTAGGGTTTATAAGATTTGGTTCACCAACCATAAATTCAAAGCCTAGAAATGTATGGTTAGGACAACCAGCAAATCTTTCTCTATTCAATCGTCATGCTGCTATGGGATTTGTGATAGTTCCATCTCAACCTTTTGGATATAATTATTTGGGTGGAAAGTTACTTGCATTGATGTGTGTATCACATTTTGCAAGAGAGACTCTTAATGAAGTGTTTGAAAAAGATATTGCATTATTTGAAACTACTTCATTATATGGATCTACCACATCAGCATCACAATATGATGGACTTAAACCTTTCATGAGATATAAAGGTTTAACTGAGAGTAAGTTTCTCCCATTGTTGCATGATAAATCATTTCATGAGCTCCATGATAGATTTACCTTTTTAAATAATAACACACCGTTAACAGATAATAGAGCATCATCTAAAAAAATGAAGCGGCAAACAAAGATGATTGCCACTGTTAAAAAGTCATTACAAGATCAAGATAAGTTGAAGGAATTTAACAGTGTCATTGATATGGCATTTGGGTTGACACAAAAGAAAAGATTTTATATTTCTGAATATGGTTATAAAAATGTTAGAGAAGTAATACGTGGGGATGAAGATAAGTTAATACGTGGCCCTAATTGGGATAAGTTCTACCTAGATAACATTATATCTTGGTGGAAGCGTAAAGCAGGTAAACGTTATGAGAAACTTAAACAAGAAGGTCGTTTCAGAGATAAGGTCGAACTCTGGACAGAAGATGACGATATTCAAATAATACGATGAATCCAGACGACAATCCTTTTTGGGGTGAGCCTACTCCAACTGACTTATGGCAAGACATGGATAAACTCAATCAACTCTATGAAGAACTTGAGTGGGATCATACTGATTATCTAGAGTTTAAAATTGAAGGTAATCACATCACTATTCGTAATAAATCTAGAGAGGGAAGATGACCAATATTGTTTACTACTCATACAAAGTAAGTCGGTATGATCATGTAAATGATCATGAGTTAAAACGTTTTGATCATAGTATTAGTTCCCTTAGGAGGTTTAATAATGAAATACCTGTTTATTTGTTTTGCGATGACCCTAAGCTTATTCCCCCTTATTTCTCTTTGGAATATGATGTAAGAGTTTTACCTTTTGAAAAATCTCCTACTCATGGAATGTTATTCATTTATAGATGGTATAATCTTCAGTTCTTTGATAAGAGAAGTAGAGAGTTTGATAATGCCAATATTCTTTATGTAGATTCGGATACTCTATTCTATGGAGATGTTCAGTATCTTTTTGATCATTATAACTACGCAGAGGTATTTGGTAGAGAGGAGTTTGGTTTCCGACATGATCCTAATACTGGTGGTGGAAGGGGTATAAGAAAAGCACTTGACTATGTGGATCAGTGTATTGCAGAAGCAGGTGGATCAACTCACGTACACAAATATTGTATGGGTGTGATGTTATTTAATAATGGCCTTCATTTAGATATCATAGATCGTTTGGGTGAGTTGGTTGAGTTGATGTTAAAGATAAAAGATAGAAAGATTCCTTATCCAGTCCCTAATCCTCGTATATACGATGAATATGCTATGTGGGTTATATTGAGTAGGATTGGTGTTATAGGAGGGTTGTTTGGGATACAGGACGTGACTCAGGGATATGTAGAGCAAAAGCATGAAGAGTTCTTTAATCCTATTGTCCTACACTACACCACTAAAGGTGAGCAGCGACTTGCTGAAGAAGATGAAAGATATAGCAATCTCCGAAGAGATGTTGATGAATTTAGTGAACAAATTGATCCTTTCCATATATTATGACAGAACTAAAAGATTGGCTTAACTCTATAAACTTTAATAAGGAGAATCTTATTGAGGAAGATCCTGCAGCGATTAAGGATTATCCTCCATATATTGTTAATCGTTGTTTATCAGGACATCTTGATTGTATTCTATTAACTAATGAGATGAATAAGTATTCTTTCTTAGATAAAGATATGCAATATTCATTTTATCTAAATACACTTAGGAAAAAGAAAAGATTCAGTCCCTGGCTCCGTAAGGATAAAGTCAC